CGTTCATCTCTGTGCGTCCTTCTTTTGAAAATCAGCGACTGTGAGAGGCTCAAGGGCTCGAAGGCACCTTGTGAGGCAGAGCATGTCTTCGCGAAGCGCGAGCGGGGCTTTCTTTCCGCCGTTGGCTGCCATGAAGCATTCCGCGAGAACGACGGTCGCGCGCCTTGCTCTGATCAAATCATCATGCGTGATTTCGATGCTCGGCATCCAATGCGCTCCTTTTGAAAACCGGCCAGATGAGAGCAACCGTCCCTCAACGTTCGTCTCATCTGGCCCTCGGTGGCCCCCGCCGCCGGTATGAATTTCATGGGCGCTGCTGCGAAGATGCGGGTAACGTCATCATGACGGGCCACAACGGCTCACCTTCGCAGCAGCATGGACAAGGTTCCGAGTGAGACGGGAGGAAGTGTCGGTCCTCAGTGCTTCATCCATGACCAAATCATTATCGCAAGATTTACTTGCACGCAAGAATTTCTTGCGGATGTGGATAAAGTTTTTTGGCGGGGGTGTCTTCCACCGCTTTCAGACGGACTGAATCAGAGTTGGGAAATGTGCGAAGCGAAGCGCCGCAATTGCTGGCGTGCGTGGCCGGTCAGGGAGCGCGGTCCCCACTGGCGCTTGGCCATAGAAAAGGCTTCCTGCCACTCCGGTTGCGGGACGCGCCATAGGTCGACATGACCCGGATGTGGGTGCGGAATGTTCAGCAGCCGGAAGGCGAGGTTTGGCGCTCGGCGCCTGATTGCGTCTTCGATCTCGATTTCCCGTTCGCCGGCCGCGTAGGTCACGAACAGCAGGGCAGCATCGGGCCGGTCGATCATCGTCCGCAGCTTGGCGCAGAGGTGCTCATGGCGCGAGCGCGCGGTGTCGTAGCTGTCCAATCCCTCGGGAAACTCATGCGGATGGAACGTGCCGTAGCGGCGATTGCCGATGAACCCGTCCTGGTCGCGAACGTAGAGATCGTCACGCTCGAACATGCCGCGAAAGTCTGAATCGAAATAAGCGATCAGAGCATCGGTCGGGGTATATTGCGACGTGAAGGGATTATTTAGACGTTGATGACGCGGGAAGAATTTCCTGGCCTGCAAACCAGGCAGGCAGCTCGGCCCGAGACTGACGACATAATCGAAAACGAACCGGCGTTGAGCCATTATCTTTTCCGAGTTGTGCGCCGAAATTCTACGACAACGCCAAGTATATCGGCCGGATTCTTAGAATTGACAGTATACGTCGTTAAATCGGCATTGGGCGTCGTAAGATCAAACGCCTCGAATCCCGTGCTGTCTATTCCCCGAGAGACATAGGTGCGCAGAATAAGCGCGTCACCGGGGAAACTGGCCACAACAACGTCGTTGTCGATTGGCGAAATCTTCGGATCAACAATGCAGATGTCGCCCTCTTGGTAGAGAGGTTTCATCGAGTTGTCGCCAATAGAAACAGCAAAACACTCTTTGAAAGATTCTGATACAGCAAGCATATCGTCAGCATACGCGCGCAAACTATTTGGGAGATCTCGCGCGTCCCCCGCTTTTAATATTGTTTTTTCTATGCGTAGCAGCGGAATTTTATGCGACTCCAAAGTAACACTGTCAATGATCTTTGCCGGTTGAGCAAAAGGATCGAGTTTCGCGATATCAATTTTCAAAATGCGAGCAACTAGAACAGCACGCTTGCGCTTCGGTCCACTTGTACCTTTTTCCCATTGCTGCACGGTCTGCCGGCTGACCTCGAGCTTTTGCGCGAGGTCCTCCTGGCTGAGACCTGCCGCGGCGCGGGCGTCTCGAATGAGCTTTGCAATGGAAACCATACTTCGCGAATAAAGTTCGCGAGGCAAGTTCACAACGCAAGATAATATTGCTGGACCGTGGACAAACCGCAAGAATTTCTTGCGGACGCCGAAATTCCATGGCATATCGATTTGCCATGAACGCAATCGCAGAAGCAATTTCGAAGGCTGGCGGCCCAACCAAACTTGGTCGGGCGCTCGGCATCACGCGTCAGGCCGTTGAGCAGTGGAAGGGGCGCGTCGTCCCTCCCGAGCACGTTCTTGCAATAGAGAAGCTGACCGGCGTCACGCGTTACGAGCTTCGCCCCGATATTTACGGACCACCACCGACAAACCCTAAGCATCGGGCCTCAGCCCGAGCTGCATAAGCAGTCCTGCGTTCCATCTAGTTCGCGTTGCGTGAGTTGGCTGGCGGTTATTGCCGTGGCCATCGGAGCAAGGACTTTGCCTGGGTAATGATGCTCAGGATCGCCTCGCCCTGCAGCGAAAGCGCTCCGATGGTCACCGCTGTAAGCGTCCTTGGACTCCCCTGAACTTGGCCGGGGCTTCCCAGCTCCGGCCTTTTTCTCCGAGGGTCCGCAAAAATGAAAAGAGCTGAATCCGGGGGCTCCAGATTCAGCTCAGACGCTCATATTGGGGGTACCAAACGATGACGACACATACGCTACACAACGCTCCCGTCAACGATCAGAATCTCGGTGATTTGCGTGACGAAAACAAGGCGAGGTGGATACGCGTTTCTGTTGATATGTTGGAGCACGACGCGTTCGCCGGGGAACCATTTTCGAGGCGCGATGCGTGGCTCTGGTTGATCGCCAATGCGGCGTGGAAGCCAAGACGGTTTAAGGTCGCCAACGTCAACGGCATGATCGAATTGCAGCGCGGTCAGACGCTCGCTGCGCGCGGGTATCTCGCTAACAAATGGATGTGGGGCGAGAAGAAGGTCCGCCTCTTCCTCGAATTTCTACAATCCGAAAACATGATCGAAATGGTCCAGTCAAAGGGCCGGTTCGCAAACATCGTAACGATTTGCAATTACGAGAAATACCAGACAGCGACCGAAAGTAAGGGCCAGTTAAAAGACCAGTTGGAGGCCAGTTCAGGGCCGGTTGAGGGCCAGACTCTTACCAAGAATACCAATACTACCAATAAAAAAACAAATACGCCCGCGCGCGAAGAGCGCCGGTCCGGAATGGATTATTGGGCGAACGCGATATCGGCTCCGCCGTCACCGGAAACCCACTCGCACGTCGGCGTCACGATGCAGGACGGAGAGATCACGCTCCACAACGGCGCGCGAGCCATGTGGCTCGAGCAGTTCGGTGGCGACGCGAAGCGACTGCAACTCGCGCTGAAGCAGGCCGCAGGATTTGTCCAGCCGAACAGCGGCCGGCCGCTTGAGGCACAGGTCGGCGCCCAGCTTGCGAGGATCGTTGGCCAGAAGATCGATTCCGACAAGCGATACGAAAAGGCCAAAGCGTCATCTGCGAAGCCCTATCAGTCCGACTTTCGCAGCCAGCTGGAGGCCATTTGATGAACCTCCATTCCACCCAGAATTTCCAAATCGATCTCGAAATTTTCGGCGCCGAGCGTGCGGTGATCGCCCGCTGCCTCGCCGAGCCCGCATTGATCGCGCAGGCGGCGGCACGGTTGTCGCCGGCAGAGTTCGCCCACCCGTTCCTCGGAGAAGCCTTCCGCGTCCTCGTCGACCTTCACGACAGCGGCCGAAAGCCGTCCATGGAATCCCTCATCGCCGTGTTCGCAGACGACGAGGTCGAGTCCGGCCTCAAGGTCCGCGATTGCTTGACTCGCATCGTCCGGGCATCGCTCTACGGGCAGTTCCTGCCGATCGATGATGCCATCGAAGTTGTCCGGGATGCGGCCGCGCGCAACGTGTTCTCCAAAATAGCCGAGGATATGCGGATCGGAGCCGGCATCGTTCGCCCACTCATCGAAACCGCTTCCGAGGCGTCCGCTCGCCTAGATGATCTCATCGCCATGGCCAGAGGCGGCGACCGATTGACATTCGGAGGCGAGCAAATCACGTCCGTGGTTGCCGACCATTTCAGCAGCTCGGATGTTAACAACCCGACGACGGGTCTCAAAGACCTCGACGACGTTCTTGGTGGATGGCCAAAGGGCGAACTCTCCGTCGTCGCAGCGCGACCTGGAATGGGAAAATCGGCCTTCGCAACGCATGCCCTTGTGCGGGCGGCTAAGGCACGGCGCGGTTGCCTGTTCTTCTCGCTCGAAATGACGCCGCTGCAGATCAGTTCGAGGATGCTGACCGATCTGGCATTCACGGCCGATAACCCGATCTTTTATGAGGACATTCTGAAGCGGCGCGTCGACGAGAGACAGCGCGCGCGCCTCGACGCGGCACAAGCTATCGTCGCTCAGCTTCCCCTGACAATCGAGGTCGAGCGCGGCCTGACGTTGACTGACGTTGCCGTACGCTCGCGCAAGCTCGCCGCCCAGTACGCCCATGACGGCGGCAGCTTGGATGTTATCTTCGTCGACCACATGCTTCTGCTACGGGCTTCCCAGCGGTACGCCGGCAATCGCGTCAGGGAAGTCGCTGAAATATCTGACGGCTTGGCCTCTCTGGCGAAGGAACTGAATGTCGCCGTCGTTGCGCTTTGCCAGCTCAACCGGCAAGTCGAAGGCCGGGAAAACAAACGCCCTGGTCTCTCAGATTTGCGCGACAGCGGCGCTATCGAGGAAGACGCATCTACGGTCACGTTCCTCTATCGGCCGGCCTATTACCTCGAAAGAATGAAGGCCGACGGAGATCAGGAATACGAGCGCCTGCAGAAGCTTGAAGACAAGCGAAACGATCTTGAATTCATCGTTGCGAAGAACCGTAACGGCCGCGTCGAAACGGTCAACGCCTTCGTCAATATCGGCGCCAACGCGATCAGGAACAAAGCCTATGGATGAGGATGAAAGCGCCTGGGAACACATCAGCGCACCGATCACGCGCGTTCTCGAAAAGATCCCGAAAGGATTGGAGTCCGTGGCAGACAAGGCAGATTGCGTCACCTGCAAATATCTCTCGACTGCGACACAGCATTCGATCTGTCAGCGCGCGACGAGTGAGCACTACTCCCGCAAGGTTCTCCAGTGCGGCGTTCACTCTTGCTCTCAATGGGAACAGTTCAAGAAGGTCGAGAGGACTGGGAATAAGGATCGGGATTGGCTGAGGTTGATAGGATGAAAACGAGCCGGATCGTTGTAGATGAACTGATCGAGGCGCTGCGTTCGCGCCCGGAATCATTCACGGCCGGAGAGCATACGCTGGACGACAAAAACACAGGTCTGTCGTTTTGGATTGCAAACGGACGGTTCTGCGCTGGCGTCTACCATCCATTCAAGATGAATTTCGGAGCGTGGCAGTCGATGCGGTTTCATCGAGAACTGCGCAACTGGAAGGCTTGGTATACCGCGAAGAAATTGCGTGGTGGTTCCAAATGACCGGCCACAAGTTCCAACTGAAAGGCTTCCGCATCAACAAGAAGACCGGACTTCCGGAGAGGATTCCGAACTTCGGTTTGAATAAGTCAGCCCAGCTCAAACAAAGATCCAGCAAGCGTACGCGTCCGATGAAAAGGAAACCGTGATGGATACGACGAAAGCTGAACTCGTGACACGAAAGCATATGCAGCGGGTGTCCGCCTTGTTGGGCGAGGCGGCCTGCGAGATCATCCGGCGCGCCGCAGCCCATGACCTATCGAAGCTGACGCCCGTCGAACTGGAGCCTCTCCAGAAGATGCAGGATCTCATCGATAGCGAAGGCCAGGCGCCGTTCGGCAGTGAGGAATACCAGCGCCGGACAAGGATGCTGGCACCCATGCTCGCTAACCACTACCAGAAGAACAGCCACCATCCTGAGCACTACCCAGATGGCGTCGATGACATGGACCTGTTCGACCTCATCGAGATGTTCTTCGACTGGAAAGCCGCCAGCGAACGAGGAGAGGAAAGCTCGATGAATATTTCTGTCGCGGCGGTTCGGTTTAAATTGTCTCCGCAGCTCGAAAGCATCTTCCGGAATACGGCTTTTCGTCTCGGATACAAAGCTGACTCTTCAGCGAAGGCCGCTTGATCTAAGGAAAAATCTGATGGAAGACGCAGCACTTTCACCGACGCGCGAACAGCTTCGCCGAGACACGTACGAAAGCCCACAGGTAGACCAACAGACGAACCGGCGCGCATGGCGCAAGCTCTCGACATTCGACCAGCTCTACCGCCGCAATGAGATCGAGTATTCGCAGTTCCGTTCGGCTGAGAAGCTCGAACAGCACTGGATGGGTGCCCAAGGACACGACGTCCGCCTTTCCCATGAAGAGGGAGGCTCAGGAGAGCGCTTGGAGTTCCCCAGGTCGTATCATGCCCAGATGGTGGAGAAAGCCCGTAGGCAGCTTCTGCCTCGGGAATGGCTTGCGTTGCAGTGCTTGCTTGAGGATACAGACGATCTTGCTGGCATCGGCCGGAAGTGGCGGGCCATAGGAACGCAGAAGATCGCGCGAGCGCAGGGGCTGCTTTTGGTGTCGCTCGGACTTGAGCGGCTGGCAGTGCATTGGGGGTTCGTAAAAGCGTGAGGGCGAGCCCGAAGACCCGCCCTCTGATTTGCCTAAGCCCTGAGAGCGATCCTCAGTTGCTTGCCGACTTTCGTCAGCTGAAGGTGAGGCTCGATCTCTTGCCGCAACCGGCTGGCAGCGCCTTCGTCTATACCGAGCAACTGAGACAGTTCCCGGTGTGAGTTGACCGAGCCGCCGTTTGCTTCGATTGCCTTCCACACCCGGTGTTCGTGAAGATCAATGACACCCTTGCCGATCTCAGGCTTACGTTTGCCTTTGGGAGGCTCTGGATCATTGTCGATGTCTTCGACAATCGTATTTCCATGAGTCAAATCAACGGCAAACGAACGGCAATCGTTGTCGGCAACTAAGACCCTCTTGCCTTGCCGGAACGCAAACCCGAACGCGACAATCGAACCGACTTCGAAGAACAGGGTCTTAGCGAATGGGATCAGCAACACAAGCGCGCCGACGATTTGCTCTTTTGTGCCGGGAGAGTGAAAAAGCAGGGCTATTTCAGCCATTGCTTCGGCTTGAGCGTTGACGGGCTTTGCAGGTCCGATCTTCGCAATATCCCGGTCAATGGAGTCGATCTTGGCTTGAACGTCGCTGCTGTTTTGTTTCCATTCCTGGCAGCGTGTCTTGCAGTTTTTCATTTCCTTTTGGACCTGGGCATCAGCGTAGTCGCGGCGAGCGACGGCCTTCGCACGTTCCGTCTTGAGCTCCATCAATTTGTCGTTGGCGTCTTCGACAGAAAGCGTAGTGATGCCTTGCGTTTCAGCTTGGCGGCCGACCGAAGAATAAACGACCAACGTTGTTCCAGAGAGAAACACTGCGAGACAGCCTACAGCCGTCAAGATATGGCGCGCTCGCCCAGCTTCAGCCATGAGATGCCCGAAAGCTATGGTGATTGCGACGTATAGGATCGACAGCCATTGACTGGACTGCCAATGCATCGGGGACGTCAGCTCTTTGTCGAGGAGGATGGTCAATCCGCCAGCTGCCGAAGCAACCCCCGCCACAAGGGCGAGGGCGCGACCTTTCCAGGAGTCGTTCATCGGCCAATTCCTTCCTCGATAGACTGCTCGACGAGGAGGGAAACGACGGCGATGGCGCCCACAAGAATAACGGGAGCCAGACTTGCCAGTAACACAATCAGAGCTAAAGTAGACATCGTGAAAGTCCTTTCTTGAGATGGGATGGATTGTCACCAGCCCCGGGACCGTTGACGCGGTTGGCCGGGGCACTTGCTTACAATCACAATATATACATATGTAATTACGTACGCAAGGGGATTGACATTATTTTTCTACATATGTAATTATCGTGTCATGAAAGACACAGAGCCACGAGGGCCTGGGCGCCCTAAGAAGTTCGAAGCGCTTGAGAGGATTCAGGTTTTGGTGCTTCACGAGCAGCACGAGGCCGCGAAAGGCGAAGCTGCTAAGCGGGGGATATCGATCTCAGAGGTCTATCGAGATTGGATCGACAAGGGGAGAAAGAGAAAATGAGCGAGACAGAGATCTTAATCGCGTTCGCCATATTTTTTGCAGGCATGCGTTACGGCGTGATGATCGCCCTCCCTAACCCTCCGAAGGAAGACAAATGAGCCCGTTCGAGACGCTTATTTTGGTGATTGGGGCGTACTTTCTCGGAAAGCGGAGCGGGCGATGTCGCGCTCAGGTGACGAGCTATCCCATCCAGCAGCCAACAGTTTCTATGCCGCCTCTTGATACTCCGCAGATGCGGCACATCCTGACAGGTCAGCTCGCCCCATGGCAGATTGAAATGATGAAACGTGACTCTCCCGCCACTTCCTAAAATTGCCTGAACATTCCTTTTCTTGCTGCCTATTGACCTTCGGTCCCAAATCACCGCATTGAAAGTGTATGGTGGCGTTCCTGCGCGAAGGGAACCGCTGCGCCAAATCCAAACAATTCCAATCCCCGCTGCCGTGACTGTCTCCTGACCCGGGACTGCCACGACATACGTGCTGGCGCCCGATCCTTAGCCATGGATGCGCGGCGGCGGGGTAATCCATTCTGACCGGAGCCCTGCAAGAGGGCAGGAACTAACAGGCCCTTAAACCAGCGCATATCGCGCTTTGGGATGGGTGCGTCCTTCAACGACCGGTCAGACCCCAAACCTGTAGCCGCGTCGCGCCGGGCTGCTTCCCTCGCTTAAGCGCGATGTTGTGCCGTGAAGAGCCCAGGCCCGGGCCTCGTGCGGAAGGCGACAGGTCCCTTATTCGTAACCAGTCCGAAAATTCACCCTTCCCCCAGGGAGATAGACTCATGTCAGATTCTGCAATGCCCGCCCGTCCGGGGCTGATCCCGGCTATTGCCAGTCTGTTCGGATTCGTGACCAAGCCTGCGTCGCGGATCAATCTCGATAAGATCGCGATAAGTCTGGTGTTCTTCGCCGGCATCGTCACCATCCTGAAGAAAAACGGCGTTGAATTGCCGAACTTCATGGTTCTTTTCGGTGTCTCTCTCGGCATCGCCGGTTTGCTTTACGAAATGAGCGCTTCCCGCGCCATGATGCGCGCCTGGTGGGAAGCCAAACCCTTCTCGATGTTCTGCAATGTGGCCATTTGGGGAGCCGCTTTCTCGTTCTCAATCTTTAATTGGATCGGTGCAGCGGCGGAGGGCCAAGCCGAAAAGACCAACATGCAGAAAGCCGCCTATGTCCATTCGGAAGACGCTCGCACGGCGCTTTCGATGGCCCAGGAGGCCCTGAAGCAGGCCCGTGCAGCAGCCCAGGAGAAGCACAACGCGGCTTGGGAAACCATCCCGCTCGTGCAGGGTCAGAAGATCACCGACCGGGCCCAGGCGCAGGCTATGATCGACAAGATCAAGTCCAATACCCGCTTCTGGGAATTGACCGACGGTTGCGTCACGACCAAAGGCCCGCAGACCCGCAAATTCTGCGGCGATTACAACGATGCAAAGGCCGCACTCGCCTGGGCCGATACGCATCCTGCACTCATCGACGCAGCGAACGATGCCGATCAAGAGGTCAAGCGACAGGAGCGCGAAGTCGCCAAGGCGCGATCTCTTGCTTCCACGACTGCAGTTGTCACCTCCGACGAGCGCGCTGATCTCTTCATGCTGACCGATTGGGGCGGCATGTCGGAATCGCGCGCTCAGCAGCTGACGGGATTGATCTCGGTTCTCGTGATCTCGATCTTCCTGTCGTTCGGCTCGATGCGGGAAGAGGCGGCGCACCTTTCGACGCTTGGCCCCCGCCGCAAGTGGTCGTTCTTCTCGCGCGGCTATCGCTGGGTGCATCGCCGGTTGTGGGGAACTGACCCGGACCACATTACCTACAATACGACCTACGTCGATCCACGAGGTGCTGAAGCTCTGGACGCGCACGAGAAGTTCAAACGGCAACTCGTAAGCAATGCGCAGCGTACTCGCGAAATCCTCGGTGTTGATGCGGTGCCAGCATGAATCTCAACCAAATCGACATCAGGCAACTGACGCAACTCGCGGGCAAGATCCTCATCGGTATCGGGCTCGCGATGTTCTATTTCAACCTCAACATCGGAGTGGAGATGTTTGCCCATCCCGGTCTTGAGATTGCCGTCTCCGGCTTTCTGTTGAAGAGCATCTAACTTGGCGCTTTCGCTCAAGCACAAGTTCATCAATGCGCATCCAGACGGGCCAGACGCGACGCTCGTTCGCCCGTCGAATTGGAATGACGAGCATGATCTCATTGTCAGTTCCGGCAAAGTTATAGGGAGAACGTCTCCGGGCTCTGGAGCCGCAGAGGAAATCGATATTTCCTCTTTGTCATCAGGCGGAAACGTTTTCCTTCCAGAAACCTATGGCGCCGTTGGAGATGGCGTCACGGAAGATCAGGACGCAATCCAGGCTGCCATAAACGCGGCGTATGCCGCTGGCGGTGGAAAAGTTGTCCTGAGTAACAAGACCTATGCCATTGGTCTGACAAGTGAGACGACAACGGTTATCGGCGCTGCAGCAGGAGGCGGGACGGGGCTTTTTTATGCACTGCGCATGCGAAATAACGTTGTTCTGGAGGGGCAGGGCCGCGCAACGCAACTTAAGCGGGTCGACGCCAATGTCATTCTATGCTTTGCGATAGACGAAACGAGTTATGCGCAAGCCCGGAACTTCTACCTCAATGCCAATTACACCGCCCTTCCGCATCCGACAATTCAAAGCGCCCCCGGTGGGGTCGAGATCAACAGCGCATCTCATACCGTTGGATCGTATGATCGGCACATCGAAGTCGAGAACGTCTGGATCGAAGACACTGGCGGATACGGCGTGGGCGTTCAGTGGGGAAATAACGTCGATATCACGCTGCGGAATATCTTCACAAAGAACACGGGCGCCGATGGCATAGATATAAAATCCAGACAACCGCCGCAAACGACGCCTGCGCACGATGTTCGCAATATCCTTCTAGAAAACATCCATATCGAAAATTTCGGGCTGTTTGTGAATGACGTGAACGTTGGTGACCAGACAGGTCTCGACATTCGCGGCAAGGGCGTCATTGCAAACAACATCTTCGTTCGTGGCTTCGGCTCGCAAGCAAGCTGCGGCATACGCTTTCGTGTTGACGGAGGCTCTGGAAACGGTGGTGGCTATAAGGCGCAGCTGAGCAACTTCTTTATCGAGCGCGTATCCGGCGGATACAACGACCAGCCGAACGGCCTCGAGATCGATTGCGGCGACACCAACATTGTGAACGGCGTCGTTAAAGACTGCTATGTCAACGTCAACGCTGTCATCTCGCACGCGATTGAAGACAACGCCCGTCAATCCGTTACCAACGTTAAGTCGATAGGAGCCAGCGGCTTTACGACGAAAGGTTTCAACGTCGTAGACGGTAATTCAGAAATCGATTTTGTCGCCTGTTCACACAGCGGAGACGGCGCGGGTTGGACGATCGCTGGCGACAACTGCCGACTATTCGGTCCAATCCACAACGGATCTGGCGCCGGCATAACGATTGCGTCAACTGCCGATGGAACGCAGATTTACGGGCCAGCATTCACGGGCTCGCCGTCTTCGACGATAACGGACGGCGGGACGAACACGCTAATCTTGGGAAGCCCTGATAATACGTCGGATAAGCTGCCAGGCCGCTTGACGGTTGGGGCAAGGATATTGCGTGACAGTAACTTTTATCTCGACTTATCGACCGGCAATCCATTCATAAGCTTCGACAGCAACGACATACTTTACTACGATAGAACAAACAACGTTTTCTCGTTTATCATTGGCGGCACAAGCAAAGGGCTGCTGAACACAAACGCGTTGTCTCCTGCGTCCAATGATGGGTTAGCGCTTGGTACGATAAGTCTGGGTTGGTCGGACTTATTCATCGCAAGCGGTGGACTTCTCAACTGGGCGAATGGCGACGCCGTTCTCACCCATTCAGCGGGCGTGCTCAACGTTACCACTGGCGACCTTCGTGTAACGACACCGGGCACGAATTCGGCTTCTGTCGCTACGGTCGGAGGAACGCAAACTCTTACGAACAAGACGCTGACGACGCCGGTAATTTCGCAGATTTCGAATATCGGCACCCTCACGCTGCCGACTTCTAGCGATACTCTTGTCGGCAGGGCGACAACGGACACGCTCACCAATAAAACCCTCACGTCGCCAACGATTACCGCGCCAAAGATCACAGGCGCCGCCGTCATCGGATCGACTACGGCATTTACAGGTGGAGCGGGAACGCCAGCAGTGGCCGTGAGTGGGCTCGTCGGAACGGTCAACGGTTACTTCGCCAACGACAGTAACCCCGTCATCATCGAAAGTATTAAATCGCGCAATGCGACTGTCGGATCACACACAGTCGTTCAAAATAACGACAGCATCGCTGAGTGGCGCGTTGAGGCCTCGGACGGTACCAATTTCATACGCCTAGGGCAGATGCGTTGGAGCGTGGACGGGACGCCCGGCACAAACGACATGCCGGGACGTATGGGAATTTTCACGACACCAGACGGTGCCTCAACGCCTCTTGAGCGGTTCCGTTTAGACAATAAGGGCAACGTCATCAACAACCCGAGCGGCTCGGCTTTGTCGACGAGCGCGACGGACGGCTTCACATATATCCCGACGTGTGCTGGCGCCCCCACAGGAGTGCCGACGTCCTATACCGGCGCCGTTCCCATGGTCTACGATACGACCAACAACAACTTCTACATTTACAACGGGGCTTGGAAAAAGGTTCTTCTCTCCTAAGCGGAGTTACCTTGCGTTTCGTCTAGCGTCAGCAGCCTTCATCAGCTCTGCCCCCAGTTCGTGCAGATCGTCTGCGCTGAGTTTCAACATGCCAAGCCCTTGAGTTCCCCTGGTCAAAACGAAGTGACGGTCGTCGCCGTCCCACGCGATGTCCAGGATATGGGCACCAAAATTGCTGCTCAACTCGTCAACAACGATACCTATTACAACTTCAGGCCTGATCTTTGTGGTCATCGTTCCCCTCGCAATATCATCTCTAGACCGACAGATCGTAGACGGAAATTGAGGCCTCTGGAAGATGATGGAAACGGCGTTTCAGGCCAATGCCTTTCAGATCGATGCGTTCCAGATAAACGTTGTTTCACTGCGATCCGTAGCAGGTCGAGGTTCGCCGCTTGGTCGCGAACGTTCCACAGGACATACCCTCGCTCGCGCAACTTCGAGCGGGCATAAGCCTCAGAAGGTCGGGACCTAATGCTGACACCTGCCAAGTACTTCGTCGGTGGCGCGATAGTGCTGTCCGCGTCGTTCTCGGATGCCAGTGGCAACCCATCAGACCCGTCAACTGTGGTGCTTAAACTGCGCTCGCCTTATGGCAAGGATTACACCTACACCTACGGGACAGACACAAACGTCTCGAAGCAATCGACCGGCAACTATCAGGCAATCGTAACGCCTGATGGACCTGGACGTTGGTTCACCCGTTGGGAAGGGACGGACGCACTCGGCAATGTTCTGCCCATTGAGGACTTCATTGCGGTGCAGAAGTCCCGCTTCGTAAACAACTCAGACTGCGATTGGGATTACCGGTGACCTTCGACCTCACGCCGAAACAGGAAGCGTTCGCCCAGGCCTACCTTGAAACCGGGAATGCGAGCGCCGCATATCGCAAAGCCTATGATGCTCAGAGGATGCAGGAGAACGCCCTGAACGTCCAAGCATCGCGAATGTTGAAGCACCCTAAGGTCGCCCTAAGAATTGAGCAGCTACAACGCAAGCATCAGAAGCGCCACGAAGTCACGATCGACACGCTGACAGAGAAGCTCGAAGCCGCCTTAGCAAAGGCGATGGCAGAGCCCAAGGGTGCATCGGCTGCGGTCTCTGCTGTCATGGGCATTGGCAAGCTTCACGGATTGATTGTCGATAAGCAGGAGACGACGAGGAAGCGGGATGTTGCAGACATTACAGACGCAGAACTCGCTGATCTCGCCAGAAGCGGCAGCAAGGGAGCTTCTGAGAAGGAGACAGGCCCGAGAGGGGCTGATCCCGTTCACTAGGTACACGTTCCCTGAATATCGGCCGGCTGCGCATCACCGGCTCATTGCTGAGAAGCTCGAAGCTGTAGCGGACGGAAAGATAAGGCGCCTGAAGATCAGGATGCCACCACGGCACGGTAAGTCTGAATTAGCGTCAAAGCGTTTCCCTGCTTTCTTTTTGGGCAAGCACCCGAAGCGCAACATTATTGCGGCGAGCTACAATAGCGATCTGGCGACGGACTTTGGCCGAGAGGTCAGGAACATCGTCGGCACGAAAAGGTATCGTACGCTGTTCGCTACGGAGCTTGCGCAGGACTCTACGGCGGCCAATCGCTGGCATACGGACAAGGGCGGCATGTACGTCGCAGCCGGTATCGGAACGGCCATGACGGGTCGCGGTTCGCATATCCTTCTGATCGACGACCCGTTCAAAGACCGTGAGGAGGCGGACAGCGCCAACCAGCGTGAGAAAGTCTGGCGCTGGTATACGTCGACGGCTTACACTCGGCTTGAGAGCGATATCGTCGCTGATGTGACTGCAGACGATGAACTCTGGCATGACTTGCTTGACGACATCGGCAGCGGCAAAGCCGAACCGTTCGAAGGCGCGATTATCCTCGTCAACACGCGCTGGCACGAAGACGATTTGGACGGACGCTTAGACCAGGCGCAACTTGCTGGCGGCGATCAATGGGAAATCCTCGATCTCCCGGCGATCCTGTCGACCGGCGAGGCGCTCTGGCCTGAGAAATACCCGCTTGAGAAGCTTGAGAAGATCAGAAGCGTGATCGGAACGCGCGACTGGTCAGCACTTTACCAGCAGCAACCTGCGCCAGACGAAGGCGATTACTTCAAGCGCGACTGGTTCAAATATTACACCGAGCGTCCTGCCAACCTGCGCATCTACGGCACGTCGGACTATGCGGTCACGGAAGCGGGCGGCGACTATACCGTCCATCTCGTGTTCGGTGTTGATCCAGAAGACAACATCTTCCTGCTCGATCTCTGGCGGGACCAGAAGACAACCGAACACTGGATCGAAGCCGTCATAGACCAGATGCTGTTTCACAAGCCCATGATGTGGGCCGAAGAACAGGGTCAGATCATCAAGGGCGTTGGCCCGTTCCTCGCCAAGCGGATGAGGGAACGCAAGTGCTACGTCCGGCGCGAGCAGGTCATTTCTGCCGTCGATAAGCCGACGCGCTCTCGCTCGATACAGGGACGCACGTCTATGGGGAAGGTCTACCTGCCTCAAGGCGCGCCGTGGGTTGCTGACTTCATTGCGGAATTGCTGCTGTTTCCGGCCGGCAAGCATGACGACCAGGTCGACGCGTTCGGCCTTATAGGTCGGATGCTCGATGAGTTGATACCGGCCACAAAGCCGAAACCGCCGACCGCTGCGAAAGCCAGTGGTTATCGCCGTCTTGGCGATGACTACGGGGATTCTGGCTGGAAGGCCGACACATGAACGAGGATCAAGGCGGATGGCGGACGTTGTAATGGGCAACTCAGCGGCAACCGAAGGGCAAGCCGCGCCTGCCTATACGCCCGATCTTGTTCGTCTCAAGAAATGGTTCTCGGCCTATGAAGGCAACAAATCGTTCGAGCTGAAAGAGCGCGACGAAGCCCAGGCCTACTATCACGGCATTGGCCAGTGGTCGGAATCCGAGCGCAAGAAGCTGAAGAAGCGCGGGCAGGCGCCGATCTTCGACAATCGCATCGGCCGCAAGATCGACTTTCTCGTCGGCGTCGAGCAGCGCATGCGCCGTGATCCTAAAGCCTATCCGCGCACGCCCAACGATGAGCAGAGCGCCGATGTGGCTACGGCCGGCATGCGCTACGCCTGCGACATCAACCGCTGGGAGTTCATCGGCTCGTCTGGCACGCATGATGGCCTGGTCGAAGGCATCGGCGTGCTGTTTGTCGGCATCAAGCCATGCAACGGCGGCCTCGAGCCTGAGATGAAGCACGTTCAGGCCGATCGCTTCTTCTATGATCCTCGCTCGATGCGTCCTGACTTCGAAGATGCGAAGTACATGGGCCTCTATCTGTGGATGGACATCGACGACGCCAAGGATAAATGGCCGGATCAGGCCAAGCAGCTCGATGCGTTGATGGACAACACGACGGGGAACTCGCTCGCCCGGTCGGATCAGAACCATGAAACAGCCTGGGCCGAGTTCGAAACCCGCCGCGTGCGTGTCGTCGAGTTCTGGGAAAAACGCATGGTCCCGGCACCGATGAGCCATCCTGCCTTGATGGGCTCAACCGCCATGACCGGCAGTCGCATGGTGATGGGCTGGGCCTATTGCAACTTTGTCGGTGACGTGAACCTCGAAAGCGGCGTGTCTCCGTATCTCGACGAGGAAGGCAAGCCGGATTGCCCGTATGTGGCATGGTCGCCCTACATCGACGAGCGCGGCAATCGTTACGGTCCTATCCGCAACATGAAGCCGATGCAGGATGAGATCAACCATCGGCGCTCGAAGTTCCTGCACCTCAACTCGACGAAGCAGCTGCATGCGCGCAAAGGCGTGTTCGGAGACATTGACGAAACTCGGAGAGAACTCGCAAAGCCTGACGGCATGATCGAGCACGACGGTGCGGAATGGGGCAAAGACGTTGGCATCATCGACCACTCGGCTGACATTCAAGGCCAATCGGCTTTGCTCGAGCAGGCGCAGGCAGCTCTTGAGAACCTCGGGCCAAACCCTGGCCTGATCGGCAAGGGCGCAGGCATCGCAGATCAATCCGGCCGTGCCATCCTTGCTCAGCGTGACAGCGGCATGACCGAGCTGTCTCCGGTCTTCGAGCGCAACAGGGATTGGAAGCTTCGCGTCTATCGCAAGCTCTGGGCACGCTGCAAGCAGGCCTGGACTGCTGAAAAGTGGATCCGGATCACGGACGAGAACGACGCGCCGCAGTTCATCGGCCTCAACCAGTATGGCATGGACCCGCAGACCGGCCAGATGATGAGCCAGAACGTTGTGGCGCAGATCGACGTCGACATCATCATGGAAGAGGGCCCGGACGTCATCACGATGAACGAAGAGTTGCTTCAGACCTTGTCGCAGCTCGGCCCGAATGCCGTCCCGCCCAAAGTGCTGATCGAACTCTCGAACGCGCCGAACAAAGATCGCCTGTTCAAGATGATCGACGAGGCGACACAGCCAGATCCGATGGTTGCCCAGATGCAGCAACGCATGGCGCGGCTCGAACAGCTGGTGCAGGCCTCGACGGCGGACAAGAACGTATCACAGAGCGAACTTTACCGGGCTCAGGCTGTTGCAGCGTTGGCCAAAGCCTTCACGCCGCAGCAGGCCAAGCCAACGACGGATGCGATGGGCAACGTCATTCAAGGGCCGCCCCCAGCCGCGCCCGATATGATGGCGGCGATGCAGGCCCTGCAGATGTTCCCACTGCACTATGCACAGCCGACCATCGAGCAGTTTGCAGAAGGCGCGCCCCCGCCGCAACCGCCTGCCGATCCAGAAGATCAGCAGCAATCACCGATGCAGGGCGCACCACAGCCGCAGTTACCGCCGCCTGGACCTCCTGGTGGCCTACCAGTCAACCCACAACTCGCAGGGATGTAAATGGACGACGAATTGCTGAAACTCGAATGCCTGAAGCTTGCGGCCGACAAAGGCCTTGTTGGTCAACAGCTGACTGAAGAAGCATGGCGACTTTTCGATTTCATCAAAGGGCGCGGAAAATTCAGCCAAGTCAACTATTGGGCGATTGGCGAGCGAGATGACCTCATCGGCGGTGGCAAAGCCCGTGTCGTCGGCAAGGATGGCGATGTTCCGTTTAAGGATTACAAGCCCGAATGAGCGATACGGTCTTGAACGAGTTCGACAAGAATGAATGGTACGACGTGTGCCGAGCTTTGATGCCAGGCCTCACCGAAGAAGAATATGACGCTCTGTGGGCCGATTTCCAGGCCGCAAAGGCGGCCCACAAGCGTCAGCACATTCGAACACTACAGTAGACGTGCGTAAGACTCGCCGCCTCAAGCGGCGTTTCGCGACTGTCCGCGCGTAATCGGGCAGACCTCGCACCAGCCGGGCGATATCGGCTGCTTTCGTGACCAGCTACGACAAAGCGGAGATGAACCATGACGACTGAGAAGTCGGCAGATGATGCCGTATTGGACGACGTATTCTCTACAGGCCGCGATAGGGGAGGCGACACCGCGCCGCCCGCGACGCCCGAAGCTAAAGCCGCACCGGAAGTGGTTGCCGAGCCGCAAGGCAAAGACCCGGCAACTGAAGCAACCGAGCAAGCGGCTGAGCAACCATCGGACGCCGAGCCCAAGGGATACCGAGACCCTTCGACAGGACGCTTTGTTCCTCTCAAAGAGCTGACGACCGAACGTGAAAAACGCCAAGCGGCGGAAAAAGCACGTGAGGAAGAAGCTCGCCTGCGCAAGGAGACCGAAGAACGCTACGCCCAGATGGAGCGTCGGTTCCAAGACATCGAGCGCAGGACACAGGCGGCCCAAAACCCGCCGCCACCGCCGCCTGATCCGTTTGTCGATCCGGCCGGCGCCTTGGCACACGAACGGGCAGGTTTCCAGCAAGCCTTGCTCAATCAACGACTGAACTTCTCCGAGATGTTCGCCCGCAACAAGTTCGGCGATCAGGCCGTCGATACGGCTCTGCAAGCTGCACAAGCTGCCGGCGTCATCAGCGAGCAATGGGTCACGCGCTCACGCGACTTCTATGGCGACCTCCTGCAATGGCACAAGCGCCAGCAGGTGTTGGCCCGTGTCGGCGAAGACCCCGAAGCCTACGAGAAGTCGATCGAGGAACGTGTCCGCGCGAAGGTGCTGGAAGAATTGAAGACGGGCAATCGGGCTGTGATGCCGGGTCAAACGCCTGCCCCAGCCGCTCCGCAACAGTTCCCGGGCTCGCTCGCAGATGCGACGGCATCGGGACCATCAGGAGCGCAACCGCAAAATGACGAAGCCATGATAGGCAGCGTCTTCGCTACAGGGCGAAAGCGCAAGTAAGCCTGCGTTTCAAACGCTTCGTGATCCGCAACCCCTGATCACGAAAGATCAAACACATGTCAACGACTACCGTTCTGTCAGGCTTGGAACTGACGAAATGGCGCTCGAAGTTCATCACGGAATACATCCGCGATACTGGCTTCGAGCCCTATATGGGCGACTCGGCGATGGACATTATCTCCGTCGTCAACGATCTCCAGACCGATGGCTATACCATCCGCATTCCGCTGCTCGGCAAGCTGAATGGCGAAGGCGTCAGCGGCAACACGTCTCTGACCGGCAACGAACAGCAGATGGATCAGTACTACCAGGATCTGTCCTGGGAGTTCCGCCGTCAGGCCGTTCTCGCCACGAAGAAGGACCGGGCTAAGTCGGCTATCGACTTCATGTCGTCGGCGCGCCCGCTGCTGAAGGACTGGTCGACCGAGAACGTCAAGTATCGTCTGATCCAGTCGTTCCACAAGATGTCGGATGGCACGCCGTTCTCGACGGCCAACGCGACGCAACGCAACGCCTTTGCCGCAGCGAACCAGGATCGCATCCTGTTCGGTGTGACGCAGTCTAACTATTCCGCGACGCACGCAACAGGCCTGACGGCGATCGACAACACGGCGGACAAGCTCTCGACCACGATGGGCTCGCTCGCAAAGTTCATGGCGCGCCAGGCACGCCCGATGATCCGGCCGTTCAAGACCGGAACGCAGGGCCGTGAATACTACGTCATGTTCTGCCATCCGCTCGGCTTCCGCGATCTCAAAGCCGATACGGTCATGCAGCAGGCGAACCGTGACGCGCGTGCTCGCGACGTCGATAGCAACCCGCTCTTCCAGGACGGCGACCTGATCTATGATGGCGTCATCTATCGCGAAATCCCTGAGTTCTATCAGGGCAAGGATGCCGACAGCGGCCTGAACCCCGACACCACGTTCTCGAACGGCACGATCCAATGCGGCGTGTCGTTCCTGTGCGGTGCGCAGGCCATTGGCTTCGTCAACAAGCAGGCGGCGATCCCGACCTCGCGTGCTGACGATGACTACGGCTTCCTGAAGGGCGTCGGCATCGAGTTCGCCGACGGCATCGACAAGCTGCGCTGGAACAACAACCCGGGCGGCATCAACAACGGCAAAGACGTTGGCATGGTCACCGTCTATCACGCGGCCGTGGCATAAGGAGACTGACACATGGCTATTTATACGACATCTCAGTCTCGCGTCAGCAGCCGGGCCAAAGCGCAGGGTGCCTCGACGCAGGAAGTGGCTCTCGTCGCAATCGTGGCTGTGACCACGGGCATGATCGACACCAACACGGATGAGGTCGGCCTGTTCTACGTGCCGAAAGGCTTCATGCCGACGAGCATCAACTTCTCGACGACCGATATGGACTCGTCCACCGGTCTGCTCTGGGACGTTGGTGACGACGGCGACGAGGACCGGCTGATCGCCGCGTTCTCGGGTCAGGCTGCGGGCCAGCAGAACGCCTTGGTTGCGACCACGGGCTTTCTCTACAAGTACACGGCCCGCACGCTGATCAAGGCCTACGTCAACACGGCTGCGACCGGTGGCGCTGCTGGCACCCTGAAGGTCGTCCTGAAGGGCATCGTCGACGAAGACTTCGACACCACGCCGCTGGTTGCGGCCTAACGATCCTCGGAGCGGCGGGAAACTGCCGCTCTTTCCTTTTTTAGCAGGAGACAAGATGAAGTTCAAATTCATTGGTGAAGAGCCGTCCGAGTTCATGGGGTTCCGCTGGTTCCCCGGAACGGAACACGACGTGACCGACGCGCACGCGATCAAGAAGCTGTCGAACTCTGTCCTGTTCGAGAAGCTTGACGACGCACCGGCCGAAGACAAGCCGGAGCCCAAGAAGAGGACCCGTAACGCAGCCCAGCCGGTGAGCGAGAATGGCGACGACAAGAACGCCGAGTGAGCTGGCGAAAAACGTGCTGCTTGCTCCCAACATCATCGCGGCGGAAGAAACACCGTCTGCGGCGGATAGCCAGTACGTGATCCAGCGTTACACCGATCTCTTCGAAGAGATGATGGTCAACGATGAATTCTATTGGCCTCTCAATGAAATCCCGGCCGCTGTATTCGAGCCTCTGACAGAGATGATGGTGTTGATCATCTCGCCGGCGTTCGGAGAGCCCGTCGATGCAGCGTCGATGGATGAAGGACTGCGCATTCTGCGGCGCCGTCTCCGTCGCACCGTAAACATTAAGTCCGACGAGCTCGCAACACAGTTCGAGGACTTCTGATGCCGGTCATCCCTTTCCAGCTCCCGACCGGATCGACAAAAGGCAAGTTTCTTCAGGGCGGCGCGTGCCGTCTGATCAACTGCTATGCCTCCGAGATCGGTCCTGAAGGCAAAGTTCCGCGTGCGATCTATTCAGCTGATGGCCTGCAGGGCTTTACGCTTCTGTCGGGTATCGCAGCAGGATTAGGAACGCGACAGGCCATTAATCTGGACGATGCCGCTCTTTACGTCGTGGCAGGAACGGCGCTGTTCAAAGTCACGCCGAACGGCGCACAGACGCTCATTGGGTCGATGAACATCTCGACGACGGCGCCGGTGTTCATGGCGCGCAACCGTCGCGTTCCGGCCGATGTGACAATCGTCTGCGACGGCCTGATGTACAACTGCCGTAATGATGTCCTGTCTCAGGTGACTGACGCTGACCTCTCAGGCCCGACATCGCTGGCTTATTCGGACGGCTATCTCGGAATAACGACGGCGCTCAACAAATGGCAGATCAGCGCTATTGACGACGCGACAAGCTGGGATGGGCTGGACTTTGCCACGGCCGATGGCGACCCGGATGCACTGGTTCGGATCGCGGCGTATCAGGCCTATTTCTATCTGTTCGGCGCGGAAAGCACCGAGGTCTGGCAGGACAACGGAGACGCGGATTTTCCATATGCGCGGGCCTACGTGATCCCGGTCGGCATCTTTGGCGCGGCATCGCTGCAGAAGGTGGCCGACTCGCTGTTCTGGATCGGCCATGACCGCACGGTGCGACGGTTGGCAGGTGGCGACGGCGCTGTTGTCATCTCGGAACCGGACGTTGAGAACGATATTCAGTCGATCTCCGATGCATCGACCATTCGCTCTGCGGCCTGGATTGCGAACGGCCGCATGTTCTACATGATCTCATCTCCCGATTGGACCTGGGTCTACGATACCAAGATGCAGCGCTGGCACGAGCGCCAGACCTATGGCGAAAAGAACTGGCAGGTGTCGTTCGTTGTCGGGTTCGGGACCAAGATCATTGCCGGTGATGTGGCCTCCGGCGCGCTTTGGGAGATGAGTTCGAAGTTTACGGACGACGCCGGCAAGCCGCTCGTCTCGACTATCGTTCTTCCCCGTGTTCATGCCTTCCCATATCGGCTCAGATATTATTCGTTGTTCCTTGACGTGCAGAAAGGCGTCGGCGTCGGGCAGGGCGCGCCACAGGACATCGATCCTGAGATCATCGTCAAATGGTCTGACGACGGCGGCGCGACGTTCAAAGGCCAGCGTGCGCTGAAACTCGGACAGCAGGGCAAGCCCATGACCCGCGTGCGCACGCATCGGCTCGGTCAGTCGGGCGAAAACGGCAGAGACTTCCACATCTCTTGGTCGGCAAAGGTTGATCGCGCGCTCTATCAGGTCTCGGCCAATGTTCGGCAGGTTGCAGCCTGATGGCAGGATTGTTCGATCCTCCGCCGCCTGGGAACATGACGACCAGCAGCGGCAAGATCAGCGATGCGGCCTACAATTGGTTCCGGTCGTTGGGTCAGAACCTTGCCAGTGCGGTTTCCGGCGTCAGCGACTTGAACGGCGAAGTCATCGTTATGGACTTCGCGATCGAGCATCCGCTTAATCAGGACTATCCGCTCGAGCTGAGCGCGCCCTATGGCTATACGATCTCGCGTGTCGACAGCCAATGCATCGCAGGATCGTGCACCGCGACCATTAAGATTGGAGGCGTAGCGCTCGGCGGCGGCGGAAATTCCGTTTCGACGACGCTGCAAACGATCAATCACACGTCTGCGAATGTCATGGCGGCGGCAGGATCTTCGGTCGTCACCGTCAGTGCAAATTCGAGTTGTGACCGGCTCAAACTGACGATCTGGACAACGCGGTCGTGAGACGTCGCTCGATTAGCTATTCTGGCGGCCTTGTTACCGTTTCGTACATCGACACCAAGTCGATTTTCACCGGCAGTGCTGGATCGGTGTCGTTCACGATTCCTGCGCTCGGCGGCAATCAATGGTGCGTCGTCACCCGGCAGTTCATCGGTGGGACGCGCGGCCTATCGTCGATTGGTGGCGTTACCCCGACCAAGCTCGTTGAAAGCGTCAACACGGGCGGCACGACCGATACCCGGTCGCAGATCTGGATTGCGCAGCCTCCGGCCGGAACGACGACGGTAACGATCGTAACGGCGACCGGTGCAGAAGCCTATTCGCTCTATATCGTCAGCAACCTCATCAATGGTGGCGCGGCGAGCGACACGGCAACAACGACGGGATCGGGCACAAGTCTCGCGTCTCTGTCTGCTCCGGCTGGGTCAGCAGTGATCAGCATCGCTATGCTGCTGGCTGGTGGCACTCCGGCGACGGCCTGCACATGGAGTGGCGGCGTGACAGCCGACGCATTCGGCGGGGTGACGGCGGGCATCAATGATCTGCGCTGGAGACCGGCGCATGCAACGCCATCGGTCGCGACGACATACGGGCTTTCGTTTTCATTCAACGGTGGCGGGTTCACGACCGGCAGCGCCGTTGCCTTGCGCTAAGCACTTCCTCAGATAGGACAAACACCCATGGCCTTTTTCGATTGGAACGGATCGCAAGCGCGGTCCGACATCAACAGCGCATACAAAAAGGCAAATACGGCGCTCGATACGGGCTACCAGCAGTCTCAGGGCTACTACGACAAGGCCGCTGGCAATTATGACCCGTATGTCTCATCCGGTGCGCAGGGGCAGCAAACCTATCTCGATCTGCTCGGCCTAAACGGAAACGACGCGCGCTCAAGTGCGCAGAGCATGATCACATCCGATCCCTTGTGGACGGGACAGCTTGCATCCGACCAGAACGCAGCTTTGAAAGCGCTCAACGCGCGGGGGCTCGGAGCATCGGGAACGGCGGCGCTCGCCGGTCAGCGTGTTCTGGCGCAGAACTACGGCGACGTTCTCAACCGCTACATGGGATTGGGGCAGGAAGGCCTGCAGGCGGCAGGTGCTCAGGCAGGCGTCTACACCGGACAGGGTGATAACGCATACGGGTTCGGGGCGACGAAAGCCAACAACGCGATCAACCAGGGCAGCGCTATCAGCCAGACCCGCAATACCGGCCTCAACAACGTGCTGAGCATTCTGGGAACGGGTGCAAAGCTCGCAAGCGCGGCCGGTGGCATGCCTCAGGTCGGAAAGCTTCTGCCCGGTGGCTATACCGGCTCAACGACGTACTGATCGGTAAGGAGAGCATCCTCTGATGGCGAACTATTACGCACCGATCGCGCCGTTCCGAACGGGACCGGGGATCAATCTTGAACCGGTCAATGCGGCTCTCGATGGCATCCTTCAGCAGCAGAACCTGAACCGATCGTTCGGGCTGCAGCAGCAAGCATCGGACCGCGCCGACGAGCAGTTGAAGATCAGCCAGGGCGAATTCGGACTGCAGCAGGATCAGGCCAAACGCCAGCGCGTCGCTGACCTCGGCAAGCAGGCATTGGCGATCGATCAGTTGACGGACCCGAACCAGCGCGCCGCAGCATGGCAGGGCTGGGTGCGCGCACACGGCGCGGACGGCCTGTCGCCTGAAGAAATGGACCCCGTGACCGGTCCGAAGCTGGCCGCGGCGCAGGCCGGGCAGTACGTCGACCCGATGGCCCGCGAACAAAGCGCCGCCGATCTAGCATACAAGCGCGCGCAAACGACGGCGCTCGTGAACAAGCAAAACGACCCCGTCGAGGCGATGCTACTTGAAAGGCTTCGCGGTACTGGATCCCAGCCATCAGCTGCCGGAACTCAGTCATCTTCTCCGCAGCCTCAGTTCTCAGGGCCTCGAAACCAAGCTCTGCCGCCAATGCCGATGCCGCAAGCCCAGCCGCAGAGCTATACCGCACCTTCTCCGGCGCCTGGCATCCAATTCGCATCTGACACCGCGACGGTTCCGGGTTCACCCTCGGCGCAGCCTCAGGCCGCACCACAGGCTCCGGATATGATCGACACGCCATACGGCCGGATGACACGGGAAGAGGCCAAGCAAATGGGCGGCACGATGCTTCTCAGCCCAAAGTATGCTGCAGCCGGTAAAGCCTTGTTCGATGCCGCAGGCGGCGCATCTGATCCCAACGCCCTTGGCAAAACGGCCGCGAACCAGAACGACAAGGAAGAACTCACCGCAACGGGACAGCTTGCGACGCTGAATAGCATCAAAAGCAACTACAACGAAAAGTTTCTTAATATCCCGACACGGTTCAAGCTTTGGGGCGCGTCTCTTGCCGACAAGTTCGGCGCGCTTAACCCCCAGGATAAAGCTGATCTGACGGCCTATACGCAGTTCCGGCAGAGTTCATGGCACAATCTCAATCGGGTTCTGAAAGACCTATCCGGAACGGCAGTAACGGACAATGAAATGCAGCGGCAATTGCTCGATCTACCGAACCCAGGCAAGGGCATCGCGGACGGCGATAGCCCGACAGAGTTCGATGCCAAGCTTAAGAACTCGATCGCCTTCACGACTTCAGCGATCGCGCGGGCGCGGTATCTGAGAACGCGAGGATTCACGGGGAAGCCGTGGGAAGCCGGGATCGCCGTGGAAGACATGCCAGCAATCATCAATCAGCGCGGCGCTGAAATCGAACAGCAACTGAAGCAATCGAACCCAAACGCATCTCCTACGCAATTGCAGCAGGCCACAACCCGCCAAATCAAGCAGGAGTTCGGGATTTGACCGACTATTTCTCCGCGGCAACGGGTCTCGATCAGATCGGACAGCAGCCGCAAGCGCCTCAGGCGACGGTGCAGCCGGTCGATTACTTCTCCGCCGCAACTGGGCTGGACAAGATAGGTGCACAGCCATCGGCCGCGCAACAGCCGCAGAAAAAGGAAGGCTGGGGCGAGTGGATCGCCAACTCTGTCCGCGGCCGGCATGATCCGAACTATGCAGCAGCCGAAGCCGCGCCAACGGTCGGAGCGCAGTTCCAGCCGGAATTGAGCGGCCGCATTGCGCTTGAGGCGCTCGCCGGCGCCTCAGATAGCCAGATGGCTGACGTTTTCGCGAAGGGCCTCGGCGACAAGTACATCCGTACGGAAAAGGACGCCAACGGCTATCCGGTTCTCGTAACGCGCGGCCCGGACGGACAAGAGCAGAAGAATTATGTCAACAAGCCCGGCCTCGACTTCGGCGACGTTGCCAGAGGCGTGATAGGAACGGTTCCCTATGCCATCGGGGCTGGAACCGTTGGTGTGGCAACGAAAGGCGCCGGCATCGGTCTGCAAGCGCTTGCGCAGGGCGCGGCGGCAGGCGCGACAAGCGTGGCCGGCGACGTCGCTCAGATCCCGGCAGGCTCACAACAGGGCGTCGACCTTCCGAAAGCAGCCGTTACGGCCGGGTTTGGTGCAGCGGCCCCACCTCTTGCAGCGGCGGGTGGCGCGCTCTGGCGCCGGTTTGTCACCATTCCGGGTCTCGTCGATGAAACCACGGGTCAACTGACGCAGAAAGGGATTGCGGCGGCACGGCAGGCCGGAATTGACCCGGCCGACATCACGCCTGACTTCTCGAAGGCCTTTGCTAAATCCTTTGCCACCTCAGGCGATCCCGCGGCGGCTGCGACGCAGGCTGGTCTGGAACGGTTCGGCATCCCGGCGACGAAGGGTCAGATCACCAAAGACCCGTACTTGCTGACGCAGGAAGAAGGCATGCGGCGCCGTCTCTATGGCGAAACGGCACAAGACACGATGCGCGCCTTTGATCAGAACCAGCAGGACGCGATCGCCCGCTCGGTGCTCGGAGACAATGGCTCAGGTGCATTCCCTGGCAGCACGGCGCCGGCGCAGGGCATCGGCGAACAGATCAACCCGGCGAGACAGCCGGGCATGTCGGCCTATGATCGCATGCCATCGACGCTCGGAAGCAATGTGCAGGATACGCTGCAGACCGCGCGATCGGCCGCGCGGCAGCAGGAATCGGCACTCTGGGACGATGGCGTGAAAAACCTCGCCGCAACCCCGGAGGCCTTGAAGACCCTGACGCCTCATATTGAGCAGGCTCTTGCCGACGAGACCGCCTTTACGAAGACAGGCCAAGCCATGGCCGAAGAGATAGGCCAGTTCGCAAAGGGCGAGCTTCCCGTCAATCAGGCAGGTGGCATTAAGCTCAAGCAGATTCAATCGGTCGATCAGATGCGACGGCGGCTCGGCGCCCTTGTCGGGAGCGCAGAAGACGGCACGGACAAGAACCAGGCCGGAAAGATCTACGACGCGTTCAACGACTGGATCGGGGAAAGCGCCAAGAACTCGCTTCTTTCCGGCGATCCTGCCGCGGCGATGCAGCTGGTCAAGGCCAGATCCTTCACGAAAGAGGTTCGGGATATTTTCCAGCCAAAGAATGCTGACGGAACGATTTCTTCCGGCGCGCGACGGATTGCAGGCGTTCTCGACCCGGCAAAGGCCGACAGCGGCGAAGGCGTGATCCAGAACCTTCTCGGATCGCAAGGCTCGCGCGGCGTCAATCAGGGCACCGTCTCGGCGCTGACCAACATCAAGACGGCACTCCAGAAGTTTGCTCCAAAAGATGCGGCCGACCAGGCCTGGAACGATATTCGTTTGGCCTACTGGACGCGGCTTGTGACAGGAAAGAACGGCGAGCTTGTCGGACCGACTGCCATGGTCAACAACATCAAGAGCGCTATTCAGAACCAATCGACGGTCATGGGCACGCTCTATCAGCCGACAGAACTGCGCCAGATCCGGGAGCTGGTTCGCGCGCTTGAAACGGTTTCCTACAAGCCGCCGAACGCGTCGGGCTCAGGATACTCTGCGGCGCAGTTCGCCAAGGAAGGCATCATGAAGCTTCTCGATAGCTTCGGCATCGGAAAGCCCGTCATGTCGGCCCTGCAATATACAGGTATTCCAAACGCCTGGAACGCAGCTGCTGCAAAGCAGGCGATTGGGGGCGTCGTTCGATCGCCGCGTCCCAACCTCGCTCCGGCCTTCGCCGGGGCAGGGCAGGCGACCTATCAATCTCAGTCTGGGCGGTAATTCCAAAGCCGTCCGATAACGAACGCCAACACGATTCCGAACATCCATAAGAGGTGTGTGCGGCCTGTTTCGCGCGCCCACATCAGCCAACTGCTCAACACGGCCATCACAACGGTCGTGAACACGAGCACGAAGATCATCTCTCCGCGCCGCTTCATTCAGGGCTCCTAATCCATGGCAGACGCTATTGCGGTATTCCCACCTGGCTTTCGCGTAACCGACGATTCGACAGGCGAACCAGTTCCAGGCGCCATCATATCGTTTTTTGACGCGGGCACCACTGCGCCAAAGACGGTTTATGGTGATGAAGACCTAACGGTTGAAATCGGAACGGAAATCACCTGCGACGCGCTTGGCTATCCGACCTCGGATGGCTCGAGCACGCGCACGCTAATCTATGTCGGGACGGCAGATTATAAGATCGTCTGCACCGATGCTGACGAAAATCCTCTGTGGAACCACGATAACGTCAAGGGCGCGGTCGTCTCGGCGGATTCTTCGAACGTCTCTGTGACGGCGACATTCCCGGTCGTTTCGAAGTCGCTCGATTACACCATTCTAGCAGCAGACCAGAACAAGACGTTCAAGGTCAATCCGTCCGCTGGCGACGTGGCGATGACACTTCCGTCTGCCGTGACGGTCGGAACGGGCTGGAAAGTCAAAATCCAGCACGCCGGAACCGCTAATCAGGTTCTGATCAAGGTCGCGACGGGCTCAGGTCAGCTGATCTCCGAGGGCTCGAAATCCTATGGCGGGACGTTCTCGCTCGCGCTCAATGGCGAGGATTGCGAGGTCACGTCTGACGGCGGCAACTGGCTGGTGTCATCGCATACGCCTCCGTTTCTCAAGATCGGGCAGGGCATCATACCGGTTGTCAGCTGGGTTTCGTCTGCGCCGTCATCTCCCGTCGAAGGCTCAATCTATCTTGCCTCTGCTAGCGGCACATGGGTGGGTGTGAGCGTTGCTGCCAGCGATGTTGTCCAATGGAGCGGCGCGCTCTGGGTGCCGTTTACGCCGTACACCGATTGCGGATGGACGGCGTTCGTTGCGAACGAAGATCGCAATTATCAGTTCGTCAATTCGGCCTGGGTCAAGCAGGCGCTTTCAACGCCGGCCGATCAAGCAGCAATGGAAGCCATTACAGCAGGCCGTCCCGTCATAGCGGACGTGCAGCGGTTCCATCCTGGACATCCCAAAGCCTGGGCGGAAATCGCCTCGGATGGATCGATTGTCGCGTCTTATGGGATATCGGGCGTCGCGCGACCATCGACTGGGAACTATACGATCTCTTTCACTGTCGCTTTCAGCAGCGCCAACTATGCCGCTATAGCCACGCCGCAAGGTGTCAACGTGGCATGCGGTACGCAGTCTTATGCGACAGGTTCCGTGATCCTCTCGACATTTTCCGTGATTTCCGGATCGGCGGCCAACGCCGGATTCTGCATCGCCTTCTTTGGAGATCAATAACGCATGCCAAGAGAGCAAGAGACCTTCGTCTGCTACGCGCTCCCTGCCACAGACGCGATACCCTATGAGCATGTCGGTCATTTCATAGAAGGGGCTGCACCGGAAGGCGCCCGTGTGATCGACGCGACAGAGGCCAAGCGCATCAACGATGATGTGGATTCCAGAACGCCGCCGAAGTCTGACATCGGAGCTCAGCTAGCCGCCTCCGTCGATCTGAAACCTCTGTTCGACAAGATCGATGCTCTCTCCAAAACAGTCGTGTCGCAAGCTGAAGCGCTGGATGCGGCAACCGCCAAAATCGATGCTCAGGCTCAGGACATTTCTCAAGTCAAAAGCGACACGAAAAAGCAGGCGGACGATATCGATAAAGCTCAGAAGAAAATTGATGATCAAGCATCAGACATCTCAAAAGTCAGAGAGAATACCGCCAAAGCCATTGCACAGATGACGGAAGGCATTGGGGAGCAGAAGGCATGAGCGTCAATGATGAGACAATCCGTCTGAACAAGTCGTTCGAAGGCTATCACAAAAAGCTAGAGAACGGTGATTGCACTGCCTACCAGACGCCGCTTGGCAAAAGCAAGCTGACCGGGAAAATGCTCTACGACATCCCGACCTGCGGTTACGGAACGACTAAGAACGTCAAGATGGGAATGGTCTGGACGGAAGCCGAGGCGACGGCTCGGATGATGCAGGACTTGGCCGAAGCAGAAGGCTATGTCCAGCAGTATGTCACCGTTCCGATCAATGAGAACGAGAAGGGTGCTCTGACCCTGTTCTGCAACAACTGCGGTCCGAAGAACCTTAAGAGACTGGTCAAGCGCTTGAACAAGGGAGATCGCGCCGGGACTGCGAAGGCATTTGCGCTCTACAACAAAGCACAGGGCATTGTCCTTGACGGCCTTGTGTCTCGTCGCGCCAGAGAAGCGGCGTTATTCCTCAAGCCGGTAGAGGCGCCGATTGAGCCGGCCATGCCGCAGACAGTCCAGAAGCAGCTCGAGCCACCATCCGCACCTGCAGTCGCGGCCGGCGGCGGAGTCCTTTACACGGCATGGCAGTACCTCGGAGACAAGTTCAATTCGTTCTTCGATGGTCTCGATCAAGAGCAGGCCATGATGCTTCTCGGAACCGCTCAGAAGCACGGCGTCGGCAGTGCTTGGATCAACGTCCTGCTGTGTGCCGCGGCAGGCGTTGGCCTTTATGTCCTCGTCGGCCATGTGTTTCCGAAACTGGCAGGGAGCAAATCATGATCACGGCAGCAGCGGATTTCTTTGGAACGCTGATGGGCAAGTTTGCGCTCGGCGGCGGGATCATAGCGACCATCTTCGGATGGCTTCTCATTCACGATCACAGAGTGCGCGTTCAAGAGCGGCAAGCAATCGAAGAAGGAGCGAAAGCACTCAATGCGAAAGGTCTACAAGCCCGCGCTTCTGTGCGCACTGATGGCGCCTCTGAGCGGCTGCGGCGGCAATACTGCTCTGACTGCAAGTAGTCTCTGTGGGGATGGCGCAACGCCCGGTGCCTGGCAACCGATCACGATCTTGAAAGACGACAAGATCACCGATCGAACGTCAGCGAAGATTTTGCAGAACAACGAGGCCCGTAAAGTGATCTGCAAAAACAAGGGCGCAGAGCATGGCTGAAGAAACGCAGAACCCTGCAACCCAGGTATCGTCTGGATTGAGCTCGATGATCACAGGCATCTGGTCTGCATTTGCGACGGCTGCAGGCTCATGGCGCGGACTCATCGGGCTTGCTCTCATACTGCTTTTTGTACTCATCTATCAGGGGAAACTACCCGTCAAATCAGATAACGCTGAAGTGCTGTCTTCAGTTGCAAATATCCGCAAAGATATTGCTGATTTGAAGGCGATTGTTACGCGCCAGAAAGACCCTTCAGTTGCCAACAACTATCCGTCAGCAATCGATCCGCCGAGGCCCTGATGTCATCCTATTTGCCGCGCTCGCTCTTCGATCAGGTCCAGCCGGAAACGGCAGATCCGACCTATCGCGCTTCTATGTTGCCGATCGCGACATACCCGAACGCCGACGGCTCCGGCGAGCATCTCGGCCTTGCGATGCCTGGCATGATCCAGGAGCCCATGAACGCGTTGATGCGTTTGATAGGAACGCCATCACATCCGGGCACCTTCGGGCAAGGCCCTGACTACGGCTCCAATGCAGAGGATATGCGAACCTTGCTGGAGACCTTCCTCGGAGGCAACGCCACAAGAGGAATGGGGGCAGTGGAAAGAGGGGCTGTAGAAGCTGCGCCGGCATACGTACGCCGAAAGACGATTTACGATGAACCATTGGAACCCGGATCAGCAATCCATAAAACGACGGGAGACAATCAGGACCGCTTTGTCTCAAGATTCAATAGCGGAACGCAGAATTACGATGCGCAAGGCCGTTTCAGTCCAGATGGAACAGCTTACGTCCAGTGGATGGGGCCGGAACCCGGTTCTCCATTTTCAGCTGACAGTTCGTTGAGCCGATCGGATTTTCGCAAGTGGCGAGATAGTTTTCTCGCGGCCTATCCCGACGTTCAGGCGTTCTCTGGGACTCGGATCAGCGGCGCCAAGATGGTGAACAACGCTGCGGATCGAACGCAAGCATTTCCAGCGCTGTTCTCGGATAACCTCCCCTCTCTCCCAGGAGCTGTTATAGCAGGGGCGGAGAAACAGCCATTCAATCCGACAGAGTTTCGGTTGGCCGATCTCATGCCAGGACAGTCTATCCATGCAGCGCCTTATCCCCATGACCCATCTCAATTCGTAAGCAGGTTCAATCACGGCGGAAACAATTATGAGGCATCGGGCCATATCGAGGATGGAACCGCGCACGTCGGGTGGATTGGAAGTACTACCGCTCCGTTCGGAAGCGCGGCAAACACGTTAGGAAGACCTGCTCTGAGACAATGGAGAGATAGCTTTTTAGAACAGTTCCCAGACGTAAAGTCGTTTTCGGGCGAGCGCATAAGTGGGTCTAGAGCAACAGAGGACGGAAACTATCCTGTCCAAACCGTATCCGCTCTTTTCTCAGACGGCCTCCCCTCTCTCTGGGGATCAGCCCTTCAACCCCAACAGCAATATCCAAACTCTCTCTTCCGGTACTAACGAATAACCTCGCGGAATTTTGCAAGGCGGATCTTTCCCCAATTAGGCAAGTCGAGAATTGCCGCGTCAGGTGTGCGGCGCACGTCTCCAATTGTCTGCAGCTTCAGATACTCCTTCAAACTCCAAATAAGACCAGGCGGCACATATGCTTTAAGCTGGTCAAGTTCAGCGTGATCTGGAAACCGTTGCAGTGGCGGCGGAAGATATCCCATCCTTAATCCCCTTGTGCAATGCGTCCCCAACACGGACGGAACCCATGAATGACCTCGAACTTCAACTCGGACCGCTCATCTCATCCGCCCTCGAACGACTCCGAGCATCCGAGCGTGATGCACATCATGCTGGAGCACCAGTTCACTCAGACGCAGGCCCTTGGCAGGATCGAGGGCAAACTCGACGGCCATCATCGCCGGATCACGCGACTGGAACGGGCCCCACAGGAACCAAAATTCAACCCGTGGAATCTCCTCATCGCGATCCTGCCTGGAGTACCTGGGGCCGTCGTCCTGGTATTGGCCGCACTCGGCAAGCTCCCCTGGTCAGCAGCCATGACCGCACTTACGAACGGCTCTGGTCATTGAGCGGTTTATTTTCCGTCGCCGTGATCAGCGGGTTTCTCGTCAGCCATATGTTTTGAGACGGCATCATCGCTTTTATAGTGGTGGTGTAAGTCTCCGATCTTATCCAACTGCCTTCCGGCATCTTTCGTAAATCACGCGACGCTTGACGCCGACGAGTTCGCAAATCTTTTCGCTCGGCTCTTTATCGCCCGCCAGCACTGCCGACACGAATGCTTGAGACACGCCAACGGCATCAGCCACCGCTTTCTGGTTCATGTCCCGCAGCGCCATCAGTAATCGAAGTCTCTTGCGAACGCCGTCAGAATCCATGCTCGACATCTCTAGCTGCGAACAATCTTCTTAAACACTGCCCAAGCCAGAAATACCGACGCCAGAGGCCAGAATACCGTACACACCGCGATGGCGGTTGTAGGCATTGAAACCGGGTCGCGTAGCATCCGGTTCGCCGTTGCTGTGATGACAAACATAGCAGCCGCTCCGACAAGATACGCTTGCATGAATGTTATCATCTAACTCTCCTTTAACTTCCAAGTATGTCACGACCGGCATCACTGACGCTGTATGCTTCCGCGTCCGGTAACCACTTTAGCAAACCAGCTTTGACCATCTGGTTCGCGACCTTCGTTCCGAACCCATGCGACGCGCTGAGATGTACACCGATCTCTTTCGACGAAGCCGCTCTTCGGTCATCGATGAACCGCAGAACTTGCGCAAAATATCGTTCGAGGTTAGGCTTGGTCACATCGGCTCCCTTATTGAACCGTTGACCAGTGCTTCCCGCACTCGCATTCGCAGATAGGCCCGACGCCGCATTCGCACGGGGCGAGCACCGCGTCCAAGGCGACGAGTTCAGCATCGTAGGCAGCGTTCGCCTTTGCCGACAGTTTCCCTTTGCCGTCACAGCGCATACAGTCGTCCCACTCGCCGAAGTAGTCCTTGCTGCCGCCCTGTCCTTCGCAGTCCGGGCACTTCATCCGCCTGCCTCCTATGTTTTACAAAGTTTTGCATTTCTCGGTCACGACGTATCCGCGACCCGGCACATGCTTGAGGAACCCTAGGCGCACGTACCTCGCTACAGGTTCATACGTCTCGTGCATCGGCGGTTCGCCTCTACTCTCTGGGCCGAACCAAAAATATCCGTGGTGATATTTCGCGCAGTAGCGCAACTCATTGATATCCTGTTCAGACAGTTGGCAACGATACTCCGTCATTCGACTGGCCTCAGATATGGCTTGCCGTCTTCGGCGCTGAGAATTCTATTTTTGACTGCGGCGTGGCGTTCGTCGCTGGAATGCCCAACGGGGTCGTCACGCAAAGCGGCATCAACAGCCGCGCGGCTGACCATATGCGTCTCAGTTAGCCGATAAACGCGATCATTCGGCGTGAAGTCGCAGACGGTGTAGACCTCGCAAGGCTCATCCGTGGCGACCTCGAAGCTGCCGTCTTCTTTGAAGTTGATTACAATGCGCATCTGTTTCCCCGAACAAACATTATCGTAAAATGCCTTCGCTGCTCTAAGATCTGGCGTAACGCCAACGTCGCGGTATTGGCGACAAAGCAGCAAATACAGGCCGTTTACTCGCACGAAACTCTCCTTTAGCGTGAAACTGATTTCGGCAAATGGCACCACACGTTGGGTTCGCGAATGAACGGTCCAGCATGGTCATGGATGTAGTCTCCGAACTCGGTGCATTCAAACCACAGCCACTCTCCGGCAGGTTCACTCGGAACGCATTTTGCGACGTATAGGCCGTGCCCGTCATGTGCCGCGACTGGCTTGTCAGGCTCCGGCAAAAGAACCGCTGGCGTCGTCCACATGGCTCTCTCCCTAAATCTTCTTGGGCTTGCGGCGTCTGCCGAGCCCCGATGTGTATTTCTGCACAGCCGCGTGGCTGATCTTAATTCCAAATTCCGCTTCGATCTTTTCGGCGATCACGCGCCTAACCATTGTCCAATGATCTGTTGAATTTCTGGATCAGCTAGAAGCTTCTCCGTGTCAGGGAGATAGTCTCTCGGCCAAACTTTTTCTGACCTTGGCCGATTGGTATGATACCGCCCCCGCTGCCCAAGCGCCTTTATGGCCGTCTTGACGTGTCCGACCAGAACGTCGGCATCCACATCAAATTGCTCAATCCCCTTAACCGCTTTGTGCCCTTCCGCACGGATCAGCCTCAGCGCTTCGCCTTCGATAAGCCGCGCCTCTCCGGGTATTCTCCACGACTGCACGATGCGTTCCAGGCCGCGCGTTCTTTCATACTTGAAGCTCGCGAGCCTGGCATTGACGTCGGCCGCAATGCCGACTTTTGAGCCGCCAGGACCTGTCGCAACGTAAACGTACATCACCGGCCGCCTTTCTTCTCTTTAGCCTTTTCATCGGCCAACAGCTTGCGGATTGCAGCCTCAATGACCGCCGCACGCGTGGTGCGGATCGGACGACTTGCAATCCATTCGTCAAGCTCAATCACCAACTCGGGATCGAGCGTGGCGTTGATAGGGATTCGGGTGCGCATTTCCATGGGATGACATAATCCACACAAATCAACAAATGTCAACTCATGTGCGCACACGTGTTGACAAACGTCAAGATATGGTTTACACGGATATTGTGGACGGAGGGGCAAATGGAACTGAACGATATCGAATGCGTGTTCGTCGATACCGCTGGCGGGATTTGGGGTGCTCAGCGGTTCGACCATGGTGAGCCGGAAGACTGGTTCCGCCTCGACGAAAAGGCCACTCGTGAAGACGCTATAGCCAAGGCAACAGCAAAGTGGCCTGGCCTTCAACTTTTGGTCGAAGGCCCATGCGATTTTTGCAATGGCGCTGGACACGTTGAGGATGATCCGGAAGAGCCGTGCGAATATTGTGAAGGCGAAAAAGTGCTCTGCGCACCTTTGGAAGGATAACCCCGCTTTCCCCTTCCTCCAGTAAGCCTGAATGAGGGTGGGGAATGGTACAGCCGACACGAAGAACGCCGAAAACCGCCGCTTCTGGTACATCGGTACCACGCAGATCACTTATCGATGTTGCAGAAGTTGTTGGATTCATTGGTGCCGGCTGTAGGATTTGAACCTACGACCCCCTGATTACAAATCAGTAGGCCGCTTTGATTTCACATCATTTTATGCTTTCGGTCAATTGAGAAGTATCTGTTTTCCTTCACTGTTTGTCGCCGAGTCGTTCACGGGTCCGGGTACCGAGGTACCAGTGGTGCACCTTATTTCCAGAGCCGTCGCCGCCTCCCGCAAATAGGCGGGATGAAAACGAGCGTAGTGTTTGCGCGTCGTCTCAATCGACGTGTGCCCCATAAATTCGGCGATGCGCTCCATCGAGACGCCTGCCTGGGCCATGTAGACGCCCGCTGTGTGTCGCAGGGTGTACTGGCTAACCCCAACGAGCCCGGCGCGCTTGGCGGCCGCCTTAACCCCGTTCCGGATGCTTTTTATCGGCCGGCCATCGACCTCGATGACGTGATCACAGGTCTTGACCTTGGAAGCCGTCTCGAGCTTCTCCAGCAACGTGGCGTTGATCGGAACGCGGGCGCGGCCCTTCTGCGTCTTGAACCGGGTCGGGTCGTCCAGGTTGACGATGCGGCGCGCGAGATCGACTCGCGGCCAGGTGAGCTCAAGAATGTGCTTCGGCCGGCCGGCAGTGGTCACAGAAAGGATGATGAACAGCTTGACGTGCATCATCATCGCGCCGTCTATCAGAGCAAGCAGTTCTTCCATCGTCAGCCAGCGCTCGCGAGGGCGGCCCTGAGGCGGCTTGGCGATCTTCGGTGCCTTGTCGATGAGCTTGGCCTCTACGGCCCAATTCAGGGCGGCGGTGATGTATCCGAGGTCGTTCCTGATACCGCCGTTTGAGCATCCCATGGCCGTCCTGATGGCGACGAACCGTTCGACTTGTTTCTCGTCGATCTCGGCGGCGGTCAGATCGCCCCAGATCGGTGCCAGCGTGCGGCCGACTTCCTTGATGCGGGTGATGTTGACGACTTTGCCTTTCCGGTTCGCTTCGTACTTGTCGTAGATCATAGCGAGCGTGAGCCGCTCTGGCAGCTTCAGCCTTTCGGCCTCCCGGTTGAGGTCGCGGACAAAGCTTTTTGCATCCTCGACTTCCTGGATAGGCGCGACACGGCGGACGCGATCATTTGCTTTTCCGGTGACGGCACACCACTTCCCACGGTGCTTCCCAAGTCTCCACACGTCTTGCATTTGCTGTCCCTGTACCGTTGAAGTTCAGTTTCAGCGATGCGGACCATCCGCGGCCCGAACTTGACCGCGGCCAGCTCCCCCTCGCGGATCAATTTGTAGACGTGGCCGCGCTTGCAGTCCAAAACGGCGGCAACACGTTGCGGGCTAAGCAGATTTTCCATAGCTGCCTCCGAATCGGGTCATGTCTCCCCCTTAAGAGCACGGATGGATTTGGCGATTTCGTCTGCCCATATCGGCGAGCCATGTTCCAGTGAGTCTGTGTGTGCTTGGTCGGCGACCTTCGCGCATTCTTCAATGACCTGAGCGCGGATGTCTGCGATGTGAGTTTTCAGTCGTTCGAAACTGACGGCGACCGACCCGTTCAATTCCTGTTGGTTCTGCGGTTTGATCTTGTCCATCAGCTCGTAGAACGGCTTGAGTTCATCGATCATTGTCTTGATACGTTCGTTGCTCATCTACTTCCCCTTCGCTTTCCTATAGGCTTCTGAGAGAGAACGGAGATTATCGATTGTTAGCGAGTAATCTCGAAACGATCCGCATTCCACGATCACGAGCTTCATGGGTGGGATATCGACTGCCTCTTCTGTCTCAATGATATTCGCTACCGGCTCCATGACTCTTAGAAGCTCTTCTAGGGTGGTGGTTAGGTCGCAGACCTTTTGCGCATCAGCCATTGCAGCGGCTTTCATTTCCGGAGACCAACCGCGCGCGTCGTCGAGTTCCTTCCTCAGTCTCTCGTTCTCTTCTTTGAGACGGGTGAGTTCTGCTGCGGCGTCATCGCCTTGTGGCTCATTTAGAGCGCGAAGCCATGCGCATAATTCATCGTATGCGAAGGTGATGGCGGGATGGGCTGTCACGTTTCAGACTCCGGCATATATGCGAACGGCCTCCAAAACTCTTCGGTCTTCTCATCGAGCATTAATGGCACCACCAGAAGCATCGCTCTCGCGCGCCAGTCCGACGTTCCGCCCCAAAAATATTCCCCGGAACTCACAACGTAGGCGTCACATTGCATGCCGACGATCTGGCCGTTCTCTTCTTTTGTGGTGGCATACTCGCTCTTAAAGCCGAGAGCGCCATTGAACCAAAAGAGCCCGGTCGGACAATCATCAAGCGTTACTGTAGGAAGTGTCTCGCTCATTTGGTTTCTCCGAGAAGAGAGCGGGCCAACTCTTTCGCTATATCGCGCATTTGTTCCCATCCGTACTTGGCATCGCCCCCGGCTTCACAGTTGGCGACATATATCGCCCAATCTGCAAAGATCATGAGAAGCTCTACAATATCTCTCTCTTCTTTGAGTGTGGCCTCGTGTGTATTAGGCATTACTCTTTAGCCTCTTGAATCTTCGCCTCGGTGATTATGGAGCGAAGTCGATTTGAGAGTTCGAGCAGGTATCCATCTTGGCTTCCCTGTGCCTGCTCTCGCATGTCTTCCTCGATCGCTTCTAACCTCGCCAAATGATTTACCGTCATCACGCTTTCTCCTTATGGGTTGCTTCTTGCTGGGCGCGCGTATTCCACTGAGTGATGGCATCGGGCTCGGCATTCGGAGGCCACTCAAATGCGACATTGCACTCGTCACAGCCGCACCAAGTCCATTCGACAATATTATGCGTCCACAAATCCTCATCCATGCGCTTCGATATTCGCGCCGGTCCTCCACAGAACGGGCAAGGCAACAGCTTAATGTCGCTCACTTCACACCCTCCATAGCTTCTTCTCTTGCGAGAACGGCAGGCTTGAAATCGGTCCAAAAAATGCGAAATCCGCCGAACGGAAGTGGTCCATATTTGGCGCGGAACCAGTCCCGCATTTGCTCAATGCCCTTGAAGCCATCGACTTTTGCAATGTGATCCGCATCCCCGTATGGAAGTCTGAAATAGCCGACCGCAATATAGTCGTCAGCTATCGTTATGGGTTCGCAGATCGCGCACTTGGCCGTCCCGATCAGTTCGCAGTTCTTCGTCCGCTGACCGGTATAAAGCTGCAGATCATCTCCAGCTTTGCAGCGCTCTGATCGCCGTATGGTTTGCGTCTTCCGTCCCGCGCGAATGTCAGGAACGAATTCGGCTTGAAAGTTTATCGCGACCATTGTTCCACCGTTGCACTTCTAACGCGTTCCTGGAGGGATTGGAGAGATGATAGGTTCATGGTGTTCTCTCGTATTTTCCCGATCTCCAATTGAACTTGGTGCCGGGCTTCTTTGAAAGGGATGACTTCGGCTTCTTCGCACCGAAGTGTTTCTCAGCCGTGTTGCGGATCTTCGCTCTGACTTCAGCCTCTCCGGATGTCTTCGCGCGCGCGCACTTCTCATGTGCCGGCGCGCGGTTTGGAGCCGAATTGTCGCCATTCAACCAGAGAGGATTAATGTGCTCGTCCCATGCTTCCTTAACGCCATCGATCTTGAAGCCGCAGACGCAGCAAATCCCGCCAGCTTCGACGAACATCTGAAGCTTTTGCTTGGCTGTGAGAGGCTTTCTAATCTCGACGGCGTAAGGGTTGTGGGTCATCCTGCTAGCGCCCTCTGGATTTGATTACGCACACCATTGATCTGGATTCTAACCCTCTCATGTTTGCAGTCCCCGGCCGCCGCTCTCAAAGCCGCAAGGGCATCCGCGAGGAGCAGTTCCATTTCCATTTTCGCGCTCTCTTCCGAGAACTTCTCGGTGACAGCTGCAAGCTCGTTGAGGCGCTGTTCGGCCCGATCCTTGATGCGCTGGATGCGTTCGAAAACATCATCGCTCATCGCCAATTTTCCTGCCGTTCGATCTCAGTATCGGTATCGATCATGATGGTACGCACGAGACGCGGTCTGACTTCTGCTCTGTCTTTTTGATGAGCCCACTCAGAAATTAGGATACCTGCGAGCACGAACAGAAAGACGAGAATGATCGCTGAAGCGGTGTTGGTCATTCGGCAGCCTCTTGCGTTGCTGCGAACGACTGCATCTTGTCGTCGAACTCGTCGTTGAGGATTTCGACCCAACGCGCAGGCATCTGATCCCAGTCGTCGGAATACGTTTGCCGGATGTGCGTCAGGTGCTCGGCGTTGAGCGCATCAGCGATCTCGGCCCGCAGCGCATTGAATGTCTTGTCGGTGCCGTCCTTCTTGGCGCCAGACGAGGATTTGCGCTTCGGCTCGTCTTCGATCTCTTCCCGGAAATAAAGGCCGCCAAGCACGTCTGCAGCGCCGTCGCGGCATGCATAGCCACGGGCACGCATTGCCCGCATACGCTCAGGGTATTGCGTCCAGGGCCCTGACTTGTTGGCGAGACCGGCTTTCTTCGCATCGAGGTTCGAAAACTGACGCTCGATAACCGTTCCATCCGGTCGCGTGACTTCGCAGTAGGACGTGTCAGCATCGGCCCATTCGCGGATTTTGAAGCCCTTGGCCCAAAGCAGCGCCGGAACCGCATCACCCCACACAGTTGGCCGTCCATTGATGACAGCGATCTTGTTCATGGCGAACATCGGCGGCAAACCGATCTCAAGCCCGGTCATGATCGCGACCATGATCTTCTCTGGCGTGTTGAGGTCCTTCGGAGCCAAGCCGCTGATAGAAACAGCCTGCGCCAAGCGGAAGACCTCCTCGACGTTCTGCGGAATGATGCCTGCGATCTGTCCGCCAGACTTCAATGGGACAAGGTTGCTCATTTGCCGTCGTCCTTCGATTGCTCTTCGATTGCCGCAAGGAAGCTCAGCAAGGGTCCGGTTCGCTCAAGGGCTCCAGCTTCCTTTGCTTCGTTCATGAAGTTCAGTTGCGCCTTGACGAGTTCTTCGTTTGCTTCTTCAAGCGCCTGCTCTCTCTTGACGAGATAGGCTTGATGCTGCGCCAAGCGCTCGGCGTTCTCTGCGATCACTTGCTCTAGGGCGATCTTGGCGCGCTCCACATCGCCCTCAGCAACAACGACACGATCGTTTGCGCGCTTTGCAATCTTGGCCGCGTTGTCGATCGGCAGGCGCTTGACGACCGATGCGATCAAGCCCGTAGGCGGCTCTGTTTTTGGAACTCCAGCGAGAACGTCTTTCCATGTTTTCGACATTCGCAGTCATCCCCCGAGATAAATAAAAAACGCGATCAGAAGTACGAAGCCATTCGCTGCAAGAGCGATTGTGAGTGCGTTTCGGAGTGGTCGTAGTTCCATTCATCCAGTCCCGATGGGATCACGACGAGCGCCACGAAAACAAAAGCAGCAGCGACTGCCGAGTACCAAAATAGAGTTCTGTCTGACCTCTCACCGTATGTGAGAAGGCGCTTGTTCTTCCGCATGCACAAAACTCCGAAACTGAAAGGGTTAGTCTTCACATACCTGAACGATGCACCACTTGTTCAGCATGTGCGCGATGCCGCCGATCTTGTGCTCATGCTTCGGACCGAAATCGCCCAGCGTGGCACGGACGTAACGCATGATTTTCGCTATGTCGTGTCCAGGCTTTGGAACGATGCCGAAATCAGAAAGTCTGCCGCCCTCGAAGAATAGATGCTGAAGCGCATCACAGAACGGTCCCCGACCGCTCTTCTCGTCGTTCGAGAGATCTTCCCACTTCGGCAATAGTTCAAGATATCGGGAAGGAAATGCACACTCGAGATCGCCAACCTCAGGGATACGGTCACCTGAGGTGTGAATAGATTCTTCCTGCCCGTAGTTTCCAAGCGACTTGGCGACAGAAGACATCATCTTAGGGTCTTCTCCGCGGTAATTGGGCTGGAGGTGAGCTCGGCGTTGCTTCCTGCTCATTCCGCAGCCTCGCGCGGTTCCCACTGCTTCTCAGCGATAGAGACAGACCAATCGTCGAGAAGGTCCTTGATCTCGCGGTCATATGCGGCTTCGATGGTGTCAGCCAATTCGCGCGCCCAAACCTCGACCTTCGTCACCGGGTTGACGAGAACGTCGACTTCAAGATCAGGCGTCTTTGATCGGAAACCTTCGACGCGAAGGTGAACGACATGGCCGTCGCAATCGATCTCAGCCGTTCCGTCGTACCCTTTGCCGTATTCGTCGCCATCAATGTAATGGCCGACTTCGAAATCCATGCTGATCACACCGACGTTCATCTCTGTGCGTCCTTCTTTTGAAAATCAGCGACTGTGAGAGGCTCAAGGGCTC